GAGGTGTCCACACTTCCGTCAACTAGCTCACTACTATCAACTGAATTTGCTGCTAGGTGAGTAGCATCAAGAGGACTGCCAGCTATAAGACTTTTAATTTCTGATACTGTCTGATCTGCTGTAGCACTAGCTTCTATAGCATTTAGTTTGCTGTGGTCTGCATCAGTAAAGACATTAGAATCTGTAGCTGCTTCTACTGCTGTTCTTATCTCAGCATTAGTTTGATCAGCAGTTGCACTTGCTTCAATACCATTTAATTTAGTATGGTCAGCATCAGTAAACACGTTGCTATCACTAGCACTTTCTACAAGTGTTCTAATCTCTGCTGCTGTTTGGTCTGCTGTTGCAGAAGCTTCTATTGCATTTAACTTAGAATGATCTGCGTCTGTAAAGACATTACTATCAGTTGCAGCTTCTACTGCTGTTCTTATCTCTGCGTTTGTTTGATCTCCTGTAGCTCCTTCTTCTATACCATTTAACTTATCTATAATCTCCTGTTGAGCAAATATAACCTGATCACTATTATTATCTAAGTCTACTTCTGTAAGAACACTACCATCTTGGAAATCTACTTTCTTACTACTTATATCAGTATCCCTTTGAAACTTAATAGCAACACCGTTACCAGGATGATTACCACTGGTAAATGTTATTTGGGTTGCACTGGTAAACGTATAGTGGGTGGTTATAGTTTTTAGTACACCACCGACAGTAACATCAACTTCTGCTTCTGATAGATAGGAGAAAGAGATACTGAAAGGACCAGCAGAACCGTTACCAGTATGATTTGTAAATGATGCAGCAGTGTTAGTAGCCATGATTAATACTCAACAGATTCAGTTGCTTTTTTAAGCATATCTATAAACTTTATTCTACCTTGTTCTTTGGCTTTGCCATGTTTTAATAAAATGTCTTTGTTAAGTGATAAAAATTTATCTTTACCTTTAACCATAAAATCGCTATTTATCTCTCTAAAGCCAGGTAGATTTCCTTTTGGTGGACCATTTAAAATAGCTTCTACAACTTCTGTATGAGTTCTCCAAGGTTTTTTTACATCCTTTATAATTTCAAAGTTAGTTTTAAACCAAGGTGTTTTCATATATGCAAGCATTGTTTTTTCAAGAGTTTTACCACTATATCCTTTGTCACTTGGTAAGTTTCCGTTAATGTCAATCGTATTTGTTATATATCTAAGATCACTCATCTGCTGCGTATTTAGTTCTACAGGTTCTATTTGAATACCAGTTTGACCTTTAATAGATCCTCCAAAACTATTTATTGTATCTGTTGGTTCTGATACCCCTTTGCCTAGTTTTGCAAAGACTGAAAGAATAGGATTATTTTTACTTTCACTTACTTCAAACCAAGTTAATAAATCTATACCAGGTCTTTGTCTTTTTAGTATAGGTTTGTTAGTAATATGTTCTCTCTGTGGAGGTAAGTCATTGTTATATCCAGGAAGTGTTCTTGTTAATTGATTTAATATTTTATTTGTAACTGCTAACCCTTCATCTCCTTTATAAACTTTTTTATCAAGTTCAAGTTTCCACTGTAAAGCTTCATCTGCTGATACACCTGTCCAATTTAAAAGACCCATATCAAATAAATCACTTGGTAAACTTTTTCCTTTTGTAAATAAACTACTAGCAACAACATTTGATGAAACACTACGAGCAAGCCAGTTTTCGGCACGTTGTGGTTCGTAAATTAATTTTGCAAAATCATTTATTCCTTGTAAGAACAAACGATCAGTTATATTTCTTGCTCCTGATACAACAGCGTGTGTTAAAGCATCATCTATTTCTCCATCTCCAACTAATTTACTTACTTCATAAGCATCTGTATAAGCCATAAGAAGACCAGAAATAGGATCTAATCTTGTAAATGAATAGTATTTAACTTTAGGATTGCCATCATCTCCTATAATTCTTTCACCGTTCTTATCTTTTTGTACAAAACCAATACTGTAAGGCCGCCAACCTGTATCCCATTTATTTTGAAAAGCTTCATTAAAAGAACTACCTTTTTCTTTACTTCCTCTTGACGGACCGCCACCTGTTAAATGAATATCACTATTAGGATCTGCAAACCTTTCCATTTGACTCCAGATAAAAGCACCTGTAAGCATAGAGAACGTAACTCTTCCTCTTAGTTGTTTTTGTAGTAAAGGAGAACCATTGACGTAATCGTTATAGAAACTTGATATATATGGTGTTTGACCAACTACAGGCAACCTTTGCATTTGCCTACCTAAAAGGTTTTTTAAGATTCTTACAAAGGGAATAAACCTTCTTACAATAGGACTTTTTGCAGATCCTTCTGCCAACCATTTTGTTAATATATTTAACTCTCCACCACTTTCAAGATCTTCAGAAAAAGTACTTCTTTTACCAAAATCTTTTACCATATTATATAATTCTACAGCTTCTTTCTTTTGTTCTGGCCCTAATCTATTTATTTTTTTTGTAATTTTAGTAGCAAAAGTCTCTATAACAAGTTCTGCTTGTTGATTAATATAATCTTGCAATTCTTTTCCTTTAAGTCCTTTGCGTATGCCTTGTAAAGTTGCACCGCTATAAGCTGAAGCATTAATATTTAAACCTTGCATAAAGGCATCTTCACTTGTTAAAGCTTTATAAGGAAGTCTGATAACGTGCTTACCAAATCCGTTAACAGTATTTGCTATAGGTCCATCACCATCCATAGAAAAAGCGATTCTATCTTTAAAATCATCTAGTTTTGATGCACCTGTAAAATAATTACTTTCTAATTTAAAAGATTCCATAGCACCTTTTAAAGCAAAATTAAATCCTGTATGTAAATTAGTAATATGTTTTATTCCTATTTCTATTTCTCTTGGATTAACTAGGTTTTTAGGATCTAAAAACAGTTCAGAACTAGCAACTATAGTTTCTGCTGCTGAAGAAATTGTATTAACAAGATGTGTATCAGGTCCATATAAAATAGCACTTAACCAAACTTCATTTATAACTCTTAAAGGTTTGCTAATTATATCTCCATTTGCAATGTTTGCTAATACTCCATATTTAATTAGCTTATTCATTTTTGTATAGTTACCATTTACTCTTTTAACAGTATTAACAAGCTTGTTAAGTGTTTTAGGATCTCCTGTTTCGTTGTATATTTTTAAAGCATTATTGATTGCATCAGAAATTTCTCCTAAGTCTTTATTTGCTACCTTAGTTGATATTGAAATACCACCACTCTGTAATTTTAAAAAATCTTTCTTTTGCGTTTCAGTTAATTTATTCCATTTTGCAGCGTCCATATCTGCAAGACCTTCTGTTGGTACTTGCATAATGGCAAGACCTGATCCTTGATCTGATCTTAAAGGTATTGCATCTGCTAAAAATTCATCTAATTTACCTATCTCTTCAATCAAGTTACCAACTAAAACAGTTACTTCTTTTGGATCGTTTTTAACATTTAGTGCATTTATAAGTTTTTGGTTAACACCTAAGATGCCATTATTTATACTGGTAATTTCTAGAGCTATAGCTAGTTGAAATTCATCTGAAGGGTTTATTTTTCTATCTTTTGCTACTTTGCTTACAATATCTTTAAAATTAGGATTATTTTTAAGTTCTATTGCAGCATCTAATGTTTCAGTTCTACTTTTAATAGTTGTATCTATATCACCTTTATTGATTAGATTCTGTACTCTTGCATCAGTAAAAGCAGGGTCCCCCACCTGTTCTGGATTTATTTGTGGCTTTTCTTTCTTAGCATTGATATTAAGGTTGTCTCGATCAAAAGCATCATCAACACTTGCTACTTTTTCATTTAATTTCTTTTCTTCTCTCTTTTTAATTTCTTGTAAATCCTTAATCATTTTATTTACTTTCTTCTTGTCAGCGTTTGACAAGTCTGCATCTATTTGCGCTGCTGATTTACCTGCATATTTTGAAGCAAACTTAGAAAATAAATCTAATGAGCCTTTAAAACTTGAACCAAAGACTGTACCAACAGATAAAGCTGTTATTGTTTCTTCTGCATTAGGAAGTCTGTTTTCTTCAATTAAAGTTCTGATTGTTGTTTCTGCTGTTGTTGTAGTACCACCTTGTATTGCGGCATTTCTAATACCTACTAATCCTGTAGCATTTGAACTAAAAGGAATTGCACCAGTAATTAAAGCAGCAATCTTTTCTCCTTCACTGGTTTTACCTTCTTCACCAATACCAGCAGCTTGTCCTTTTCTTATCTGTTGTGCTTCTTCATTTAATAGATAGTTTCCTATACCATTAGTAATTGCATATAAAACAATACCAGGTACACCTGCTTTTAGCATAGGAGCAGTAGCTATACCAAGACCTACACCGCCACTGACTTCATAACCAAAACTTTGTAGCTGATTTGTAAAAGAAGATAGCTTACTTTTCTCAGGTATTGTTATGTTGTCCTTATTTTGATTATAAAAAGTATTTAAGCCTTTTTGAAACTCTTCACTTTCTACAACTTCTCTAGGGATTCTACTTTCAATAGCATCATCAAAAGAATAACCTGTTAATTCTTTAAAGACGTTATCTAACTTTATTCTTGTTCTAGGTTTTTTTTGTGTCTTTATAAATTGATAAACACCAAGATATTTTAAAGTTTTATCAGTTACTTCTGGTCCTTTTTTCTTAAATATATTTTGATTAGCTACAAACAGTTCTGAATCATTTAAATCTGCATCAACCCAAGACAAATCACTTACTAACCCTTGACGATTTTTTAAAGTAGAAATAATATTTGTTCTTTCTTCTTCTGGTAGTTCAAAAAATTTAGATATGTTAGTTTTTAAATCTCCAGATACATCTGTATATAATCCACTGTTTTGACTTGCTGGATCTAATGTCTCATTAACAGTAGTATCTATTTGCTCAGAATTATTATTATTTATATATTCAAAGATTGATGATTGAAATTGTGGAAACCTATCTACTAAAGAATCATTTAAAGCTAAAAACTCCTCAGCATTAGAAAAACCTTTATTAAAATCAGTAAATCGTTTTGGTACATTAAACCCTAAATTTGTATCATCACTATCAGAATCATTACCAATTTCATAGAAATCTATGAGTTCATTGTTCTCATATAGGTTGGCTAATTTTGGTGTAGTCATTGTTAGTTAGGTTTAAGAGCGTATGTACCTGTTTGTTGTAAAAAATCTATTGCCATTTTATATTTAGAACCTCCTTCTAAAAGATTCGGCAATGCTTTGTTTACAGTAGTGCCATTTGAATCTTTCCAATCAGCACCTCCTTTATCAAGGTTAGAAACATTACCTGTAAATATAGCTGCATATATTTCTTTAGCACCATGTCCAGGTCTTACACCTCTATCTTTTAAGAAACTTGTAACAGCTACCATTTGTTCTTCAAACGTCATGTTAGGTTTTATTTTGTATTTAGCAATTTCATAAGGACCAAATTGTATAAGACCTGTATATTTTTTACCTGTAGCCTTATCAACACTAACTACAGTAGGTCTAAATGAAGATTCCTGTGCAATAACTGCTGCAAGAGTTACTGGACTTATGCCTAATTCTTTAGCTGATTTAACAATAGATTGAACTCTGGTATCACTGCTGTAATTAATTTGTGGTTCTTTTGTCTTGCTTTCTAATTCTTGTGTATCATTTTGTGGCATATTTAATTGCTGTCCAATATTAATTATATCTGCATTGGTAATGTTGTTAGCTTCCATAATATCTTTAACTGTTGTACCAAAGCTTTCAGCAATAGACGTTAAAGTATCACCTGCTTGAATAAGATAAGAACTAGCTTCTGCTGCATCTAAAGCTTTTTCTCTATCAATATCTTCTTGTGTTATTTCACTTGCAACAGAGGGTTCTGGTCTGTTTTGGTTTAAAGGATCACCTGTAAAACCAGAGCTTTCTCCACCAGTGTCAATTATTTCATCAGAAACGTAAACCTTACCACTCTCTTTATTTTTTAAAGCTTGTTGTCCATCTATTGTTATTTGTTCATAAGCATCATTTTGACTTAAACCTTTAAATATCTCACCAGGTAAAGTTATAGGACCATCAGGATCATCACTTCCACCTTGCCATTCTTTAATCTTCTTAATTGCTTCGTCCTCCACTTTTATTAAATAATCATTGATTTCATTTGCAGTTCTTGTATCAAATACACCGTCACCATTATCATCTGTAAACAATAACCATGTTTTAAAGTCTCTATTTAATTCTCTTTCTAAGTCCAACATAAAAGGTGTAGGGTCTTTTTCACCTTTCATAAGCTCATATACTTGTTGTAAAGAATCGTAAGAAGGGTTTATTTGTTTTCTTAGTCTTTGTATTATTGTATTCAATTCTCCTTGGCTACCTTCTGTCTGACCTTTTCTACTTGACTCTATCTGACTAACAATTTTAGTTTTTATCTTATCTTCTTCGTCTGTAAGTGGTCCTAAAGAATTTAATAATTTTCCTAATTGTTTAGTTGCTTCTACAGGTCTTCCTAGATATGTACCTTCAGTAAGTGTAAAAGAAAAATCTTTTAGCTTTGATATTCTTTGTGGTTGAAAAATATCAATCTTTTCATCAATCCAATCTACACTTACACCATATTTAGATCCAAATGTCCTTAGTCTTTGAATGGTGTTGTAAGGTAAATTATCTGGAATACCATCCTCGTTAAGATCTTCTTTTGGTCCTAGTTCTTTTATAAGTTGTAGCAAACCAATTTCTGTTTCTTGCTGTTTATTTTTATTATTTATTTCATCAATCGCATCTTTATCTTTTATATGTTTAATTGTTTGTTTGTGCATTTCTGATAAAAATTTAGGATGTGTTTCAAATATGCTTGCTCCATTAGGACCATATTTAATACCTCTCATCATTTTTAAAACATTATTAGATCCATCTATACCATCAAGTGTATAAGCTTCATCTCTTAAACTAAGTGAATAATTTAGTAAGGAATCAAAAAATTTAGTTTCATTATCTTGAGTAATACCTAATAAAACTTTGTTATCAATAAAACTATTAATTTTATTTATTGCATTATCTTTGTCGCCATCACGATAATCTCCATAAGCACTTGTAATAACTGCAAAAGATTGTTTTTTTAATTTATTAAATTTATAAGTATTATGATTTTTAATATGTTCTGTAACTATTTTTTGTGTAATTTGACTTTGTTTAGGATAAAAATTATCAATTACATAATCTTCTTTTAAACCGCTAGTTAGATTTCCAGCTACTGTGCTTGTTTCTAATAAAAAGTCTTGAAACTGTGGTGAATTAACAGGGAAATGTGTTATCGGTACTTGAATTTCTTTATTATCTTCTGTTGTTATTGTGTATTTTTTGTTGTTATATAAACCTAAAACTTGATTAGAAAAATCATCTGATACTAACTGACTTTTAACTTTGTCATATTCATCATCTGCAAAAATACTTCCACCTATTAATTGATTAGCTACTGCATTACCATCACTATTACGAATATCTTTAGTAACATTTTTAAAACCAAGTTTTGATTCTTCTAAAGCTATCCTTGCACCTTTTCTTCTTTCTTCTTTTGCTGCATTTTCCATCTGTGTAGTAAAAAATTTATTTAAGTTTGGATTTATAGTTTTTAAAGCCGATGCAAGTTCTTGTAATCCTGTGTTTGGTTGAACACTAGGGGGTGCTACAAAAGTATCTACAGGACTTGCCGAAGATGTAAAAGCTGTACTTTGAAAACTGTTAGTCATAATGCTGCAAGTTGACCGTAGGTTGATAAGCCTTGAGTGGCTACATTAAGTAAGGTGCTACCTAATGAAGGGATTTGGTTATAAGCTTGGTTAATATTACTTTGTAACTGATTACGTCTGTTATCTCTAGTTGCAATAAGACCTTTAACATCTCTACCATATTGTCGTGTTGCTGATTCCATTGTTTGATTAATAGATTCTCTGAAGTTTGCTGCCTGTCTTTCGTTATCAGCAAGCAATACATCTATAGTAAGACCTGCACGTTCTGAAGCAACGATTGCTCCTTTCTGTTGTAAAGCTCTTATATTTGCTGCAAACTTCTCTTGTGATTTTGATGCTTTTGTTTCTTTTAATCTTTCTGCCAAACCATCTTGCATATTTCTAAAAGCATCTTCTGCTGATTGGTTTGCTATTAATGATGATTGATATACTGCATTTGCAGCTTGTGTAGCTGCTTGTTGTTGTACCAAACCAGTAGCAAGGTTAAGACCTAGAGAAGCAAGAAAAGGATTGGTTGCAGCACCAAGACCAAATAAACCTGCACTTGTAGCTGCACTACCAAACCCAAGAGTGGCTGGAATCGCAGCACCTGCCAAAGCAGTAGGGGCAGCAAAAGCAGCAGCAGGTAAAGCAGCAGAAGCAAAGGCAGTAGGGGCAGCTATACCTAAAGTGGCAGCAGGGCTAAACAGAGCAGCAGTACTAAGACCTGTAGCACCAGCCCCTAAACCTCCAGCAACAGCAGGTGCAGCAAAAACACACATCTAGGCTATCCTCAGAAATTCGTAGAATGGTTTACCCTGGATTCCATACTTTTCGTGATAATTAATAAACGTAAAACCAAGAGATCTTAACCATTTGATAGCAGAATCATTCTCTGCATATACAAAATTATAAAGTATATCGTAAGACTTCAATAAACTTTCTACCCATTCTCGTCCTTTTCTTATCAGTTGTATTTTATATTTCTTATTTTCAAACAACTTATCTGTACCAACCATCCATATAACACCACCATGAACAACACCACAAAGTCCTATGGGTTGATCATTATCATCAGCTATAGCCATGTTTACTTTGCTACAGATATAAGTAAATTGAAGGGCTTGTTGTGGTTCCTGTCCTGTTTGATATAAAGCTTCTAACTTATCCACTTCTCTCATGTTGTCAGCTACATATCTAAGGTCTTGTAAACTAGCTTTTCTTAAATGTCCCATTACACTCTCCTACTCCTCATATGGAACATAGCTTCATATTCAGCACTTGATAGTTGAGTAGGCAAGAACGTGTCATTTTTTACATCTATATTAACTCTATCGGCTCTAGACATAATTGGCACTCTAAATGTACCTGTCTCTAAATTAATTTGTCCGATAGAACTGGAAGCTGATCCTAATAAACGACCAGTAAATTTATGGGTAGATGTATCTCTATTTTCTGGTGTTACCTCTACTTTAAAGAATCCAGAGTCTTCAAACTTGATATAAAAATGATGCAGTTGTAATCGACCACTTATAAATTCACTACCACTCTGTCCACTACCACCAGAAGTAAGTCTCTGTGAACTAAACCTATAGTGCATTTCGTAAGGTTCACCAATAATAAATTTACTATTTCTAAAATCTCCTGTAGCAGTAATGGTAGATGTAGAACCGTTAGATGTATTTGTTGTAGTTAAGACCTGTCCTGGTTTTAGTGTTTTGGTATTACCCTGTGCATCAACAAATGTACTTGTCTCTCCATCAGCAAGGTATCTACCAACCACATTCATGTTTGCTCTTAATCTATAAGGAACTGTAAATGTAGTTAGACCAGTACCAGAGCTATAAGCTGTCGAGACACCTGTAGTTGCTTCTGTAACCTTATGGTCTAGATGATATTGAAAGTCTGCATTGGCTTCAGTAAAGTCTGTCTCAAAAGGTATTTTCTCCAGTGTTACCTTGTTAGCTTCTTCTACTACTGCAAACAGATCAGTACCAATAAAATCTACATTTTTAAAAGACCTGTTGCTATTGATGGTAAAAGTAAACCAACTGTTTAATATCTTCTGACCTTGATTACCATACAACCATCTGTTGATATACAACTTGTTTGTATTGTCACTACCTAATAAAACCAATACATCCTGGTTGTTAGATACTGCCATTTTAAAAACATTACTTGGTATCAGTTTTGGTACATGGATAGTAATGTTAGCTGCATCTCTTATCTCATCTCCTTGTGTTATATATTCTCTGATACCTGCAAAAGATCCTTTCTTAGTTAAGAAATAAATAGAAGTACCAGAACCTACAGGTTGTGCATCATCACTACTTTCAAACTCTGTTGCCACTATGACGTTAGCTGTTTTAGGTGTTAGGTTATCTGCTGAACTGGCTAATACAAACTGCGTCTGTTCTGAGAACAAGATCAACTGTTCTCCCATAGTCACTGCGTGTTTAAGAATAGCAACTTTGGTATGAGAAGCAGCTACATCTATAGGTTCACTATCTATAACTGATATAACAGTCTCTGGAAAGAAGTTGAAAAACTCAGACACACTAGAAAGAATTACATTATCACCTGCCAAAAATCCAAGCCTGTTTCTAAAGAAAAAGACGTTATTAATTGTTCTACCAATAAAAGATGGGTTAGGTGCTGATGCCAAATCACCTACAGTTCTTTCTCCCCACTTAGGTAACGTATAGTCAACACTAGATATGGTGTATGTATCACCATCAACCTTTGCAAATCTAAAATTACCATCAGCCTGTCTTACCAAGACATGGGGCATAGTTGCATAATCAAATTTAAAAGTAATACCAGGTGCTATTGTTTCTTCCCACTGCCCTTCTTCAAAAGCACCTCCGTTATTAGTGACAAACTTAACGTAGTAATTATCAAAGTTACTATCTTCATCTCCCTTAACTTCTACTACATAACCATCAGGTGACACAGTTGGCAGGTCAGTAAACCTTTGTACTGTATCTTTTACTATGGTCATTTTGGTATCACCCTGAGTATCAGTACCATCTATAGAAAAATTAGAATTATCATTTTTTCTGATATATAAAACAGGACCATTACGAGCAATGGTAAAACCAGTTAATGCAGAATCAAGACTGTTTTTTAAATTAGTTGCAACTGTATCTGTGCTTAGTGGGTCATCTCCTGTGGTGTCATCAGTAACTGTATTACCATCAACCGTAACTGAATAAGTAGTTTTAGATGTTGCCTGATTTATAAATACTATTGCCTTAGTTCCTGTACCACCACTGGCAGTAGCATCCATTGCTGCTGTAATGCTTGTATTAACAACAAAGGTATAGTCTGCAATAGTTACAGTCTTAATAACGCTTCTAGGGTCTGATGTATTTAGATATGCTGTACCGTCAGGTTTGTTTACAGTCTTTTCATTACCTGCTAAATCATAAACTTTTACATTACCGTTGCTGAATATAACTACATACTGTTCTGTTGGATCTCTATTAATAGTTTGTATATGAACATTACCTAAAGAAGAACTACTTAAACCAGTTATATATCGCAGACCAGATCTTTTTACTAAACCTATAACTGGATTAGAGTCAGCATTATCTTGTATATCAGCATGATCAGCTTGTTTTGTTGAGTCTGAAGACTGAGATATACCTCTTAATAATGTAGGTATAGCTCTTGATATAACACCCATAGTTACCTAATTAATGCTCTTGAAGGACTGTAAGTATCAAAGACACTTGTAAGACTAGGATCACCTCTTAACAGGTTATGATCTGCATTGCTGAGATCTGTTTCCATCAGTATAGCTCTAGCTCTGGTTTCGTCTTGTTGTGTATAAGTTCTTAATCCATCATCACTAACTAATCTATCAACAAAGATACGAGCAGCTTTAATAGTTATATACCTTCTTGCAGGTTCTGGTATCTCATCAAAAGTTCTAAAATAAACGACTGTACATATCAAATCTTTTGCAAAATCATACTTATTATTTAATCTGTCATATAGCTTTAAACCACGCTGTATTGCATCAATATCTGTGTGGTGATGAATGTTAGGGTCAACTCTTAAAACGTCTGTAGAAAGGGCTACATGATTAGATCCATCTCTTGTAAGAGTGACATCTATCTCTGTATTAAAACTCCACCCTTCTGATTGAACTTCTTTGTTTACTTCTGTAAGAGTTGATTGTGCTAAACGAGCATCTACAGGCAATGTACCTGTAAGACTATTAATAGGAGCTTCTCCTATAGCAGCCAACATAATGTTGATGCTTTCTAGTTCTGTTGTGGCTGCTGTTGTCATTATGCTTTAGCAGTCTTGGCTGCATCTATAAAGTTTTGTGGTGTAGGTCTACCTTTCTGTCCAGGCTTTTTCATCTTTTCACCAGATCCATCAGCGATTCTTTTACGCTTGGCATGGATGTTGGCATATAAACCTTTCTTTTTTTTAGGTTTCTTGATTTTTAAAGAATCCCTACCGTAACCTTTTCCCATTGGTGCCATGATTTACCTCGAAAGATGAAAAAAAGAAGGAGTACCCATTACTGAGTACCCTTCTGTATGTAGTTAAGAAGCAGATAGCTTGATTGTAGCTGCACACTCAGGACGGAGGATTCCGTGACCAAGAGCATACTTAGCAACCATCAAAGTACCTTGATACATGATTCCATAATCAGAACCAGATATTTCAGTTGTCATATCCATAAGTTTCACAGTACCAACTGCTGACTTGTGGAATACAAGACCGATAGTTTTGCTGTCATCACCAATGTAGGTGTTGTTTGATCCAGCTAGTTCGTTAGTGTCTGCTGCACCAGGAGCTTTGTTTGTTTGAGGTACGTTGTTACTCATCATTACAGGAATACCTGCAACCATTTGTACTTTACCTGAAGCAAAAGATCCGTTGCCACCTGGGTTAAAGTCAACATCAACTGTTCTTGTAGCAGACTCAGCTAATTTGTAGTACTCAGCAGGTGGTAGTACACAGAAACGATCTGTTGTAGGAATGTCTCTTTCATCAAACGCTTGAGCAATGTCATAAATAGCTGCTGCTATCTCATCACCTGTTACATCTGAAGAAGCTGTATTACCGTTAGCAAGTGTAAGAACTGTACCACCAGATCCACCAGTAAGTGTGGTTGAAGCTCTAGAAGCATTAGCTATACATTTAGCTACGTTTTGATCGTATCTTTTTGCAAGAGCCTTACCTAGCTCAGTTGCATAAATTGACCTTATATCATAATGATTCTTGAGTTCTTCAAGATCAGTTACGAAAGACTGTGCAATTAATAGATCATCAATACTGATGATTTTTTCATTTGCCAAGATTTGGTTTGCTCCTACGAGAGGAGTGCCTGGTGTGTGATAAGCAGCAGTTGCAGCACCTGTAACAGGGAACTGTGCTGATTTACCAGAACTGATTGTACGGACGTTGTGAAGGCTGTCGTTGAAAATGTTATTTTCGGAGAACGCAGTCAGAACCTCTCCTGAG